AATGAATTATATTGAATACCTGAATAACCAGTAATTTTTATAGTTTTTGTACCATCAATAAAAGTTCCTTCCACCTTGCCAATTCCACCACTATTGCCTATCCAATTACCTAAACCATATTGGTCTATATTACTTTTAAGAAATAAATTTCTTCCACCAATTTGAATTCCATCAATCTTTGTATTTAATTCAGTTTTTGCTGAATTTACTTTGTTTGTTGTATCAGCTGAAGCTGTTGAAATTGCTTCTGCCTTTTTAGTATCAGCATAAGATTTTGATGTTGCAACAGCTGAATTAATAGCTTCAGTTTTTGCTGAATTAACTTTTGATGTAACATTTGATTTAGTTTCATATGTTTGTGAAACTCCTAAATTAATGCTGTCTTTAGCAACATTGATTGCAGAATCAGTTTGTGACTTAGTATATACTTCTGATTTACTGTACACATCTGTTTTTTCAGCTTTTAGGTCAATAGATGCTTGAACATCTTCAGGGGCTGGTGACCAAGAAGTTGCTTTTGTTCCTTCTGTAATAACAAGGTTTCTAAATATATAAGTAACCCCTGTTCCTGAATTCATACCATTTAAATATAATACTTGTGAGGTACTTGAAGGCAATGTTGACAATGTTGTTATAGTAGCACTAAGTTTTGTCCATGTATTTGCAACAGTATTTCCTGTTTTAGTATCTCCAGTTAGTGGATTACTACTATTCCCTTCTTTTAGTCCTACATAAAAGGATGTTACAACAGAAGCTTTAACTTCAAATGAAACAGTATATTTTCTATTAGGAAGATACTTATTTCTCCCTATTCTACTATAATTAATAAAACTCCAACCAGTTGAAGCAACTGAATCTCTAACCATCTTACAACATCTAATGCCATTTTCAGTAACTTCTGTAATGGTTTTTCCACCTGTTTGTAAGCCCCATCCCCAACCTGTTACTCCTTTATTAGTTTCTGTTGCAATATTAGTTCCACCAACCTGAATTCCATCAATCTTATTTGTTAATGTTGTTGTAATATTTGAAAGTTTATTTTCAACATTAGTTTTAGTTTCATAGTTATTTGAAACAGATAGATTGATTTCATCTTTGGCAACTTTGATTTTAGAATCTGTTTCTGTTTTGGTATATGTTTCAGATTTTGTATAAACATCAGTTTTTGAAGCTTTTAAATCAATCTTATTATTAAGTTCAGTTTTTGCTGAATTAACTTTGCTATCAGCATCTTTTCCAGCTTGGACAATTGCTTCAGCCTTTTTATTATCAGCATAAGATTTTGATGTGTTAACAGCTTCTGTCTTAGCTGTATTAATCTTAGAAGTAACATTAGTTTTAGTTTCATAAGTTTGGGAAACTCCTAAGTTAATACTATCTTTAGCAATATTGATTGCAGAATCAGTTTGAGCCTTTGTATATACTTCTGACTTGACATACACATCAGTTTTATTTGCCTTTGTCCCAATTGCTGAATCAACATCCTCAGGGGCTAATGTAAAGTCTGTAGCTTTACTTCCTTTTTCAAGTTTTAATTTAGATACATATATTAATCCATTAGCACTTATACTTAATAATAATGCTCCTGCTTTATAAGAATCTTTAGTAACTTTTGATGTTACTGAAAATTTAGTCCAAGTATTTTTTTGTACATTAGTATACTTAAACACACATAAGTCTTCAAAGCTAGAAGAACTATTATAATAATTTCTAAATGCAAATTCATTTGAACTCCCTGTTAAATTAATAGAACTATCCACATACACCCAACCAGACAATGTAATATAGTCATTTGCTTTAAGTGATAACCTAGAAAGGTCTATTGTTTGTGAGCCTTGATACCTTGCATTACCATTTGCAAAATTATTTCTTGTAATTTTAAAAGAATTACACCCTTCTACTTTTTTATTAGTATCTAATACAACATTTGACCAATGATTTGTATTTCCTAAATTACCTGTCGCATTTAAAAGTGTATTTCTTCCACCTATTTCAATAGAATCAATTTTACCAATTAACTCATTTTTCATAGTAGTTAATTCAGTTGAGTTAACTTTTAATGTTATTTGATTTTTTAACTGCTCAATACTTGATCCTTGTGTAGATACTTTAGAGTTTAATCCATCTATTAAATTAGTATGACTACTAACTGTACTCTTAGTTCCTTCAAGATCTCTTTGAATACTATTAACTTTAGTATCAACACTTGTAATATTACCTGTTAATTCATTTATCTTTGTTGTGTGTGTTCCTATTGTACTATTAATAGAATCAACTTTAGAAACAGTTCTATTATAATCATCTTTAAGTAAAATAGTTTTACCATCTTTAACTATTTGAGTATTATTAATAACTGTATTTATTTGTCCTTGCATTACTCCTATTGTAGTAGAATGATTTTCTATTAATAACTTAGCATTATCAGCCTGATTTTTAAGAGAATTAAAAGCTACTTCTAAGCTTTGTCCTACAAAATCTATCGCCACTTTACTAGCTTTAATTAACTGTGTATTAGTATCTTTGTTAAGACCAGTAATAAGAGAACTATAGTTTATTTGCTTTTCTCCTATTGCATCTGTAGCAACCATATTCCCTTTTATTAGATTATCAGCTATAGCCTTTTCCTTAATTCCAGTGTGGTCTATAAGTGTTGTAGTACCATCTTCTCCACGCAAAATAAAGTTAAAATTCCCCTTTGCATCTTGTCCCATCTGAATTCTAACTTTATTATTTTTATCTTTAAATTGTTGAGTAGATCCTACAATTTCAATTCCACCATTATCACTTACTATTCTAAATTTATTAGTAGAAATATTACCAGCATTAATTTTAGAAACATCTAAATTAGCTATCATGGCATTAGTAATAAATCCATTTGCTATTGTTAACTTATCACTTGTTATTCCTCCAGCTTGAATATTTTCACTTGATAAGTTCCCATTTACAAGTGTTTTTATATTTGCTAGTTCAGAGTTAATTATATTAATATTACCAACAACTGCATTTAATTCTGTTATATCTGCTTTATTTATTAATGCATTATTAAATTTTGCATCAGTTGCTATTAAATTTTGTATATTAGCATTAATTGCGTTTAAATCTGATATATGAGCAACATCAATTATAGCTTCTTCAATCTTCGCGGTTTTAGCTTCTAATATTTGAGTTCTAATAGATACTGCTTCTACATCTTTAATGTTAGCTTTTTCTATTAATGCTTCTTTAATTATTGCTTGTTCTATTATAGCTCTATTAACTTTATTAACAATACTTCCACTATTAGAAAAACTATTTTTATTTTTAGTTTCTCCTTTTGCTCCTATTTCAGAAGTAAGTCCACCAGTATAACTAATCTTTTGACTTAATATAGGTATCTTTCTTATAACATTTTTTATATCTGTTACAGTTACAATATCGTAAGGATCTAAGGATAAATCTCCTTGCCATTTCATAGAATAACCTAAATAAGATAATCCATTTAACTTATTATATACATCATTTAATATAGTTTCAGTTACCCAAGGATTTTCAAATCCCAACTCCATAGAATCAGTTCCAGTTGAGCCTTTATATAAAATATTATTTTCATCTATTTGACAAGAAATTTTACCTATTTTATATTTCACTTCTTCTCTCTTATAATCAAAATAATTATTGCCATCTATAGATTTTTTAATTTCACTTAAACTTTTAATAGTAAACTTACCATCTCTAGTTATAACAGCATTACCACCACAAATACTTGCTACATACGAAAGAACCTCTCTACAAGTAAAGCCTCCCAACTTACTTACTGTGTAATTTGGAAGGCTTCCTATAAATTCTATTCCTGTTATTTTAGATAGCTCATTAACTACTTGTTTTAATGTTGGCTTATCTCCTAAACTAGAGAAATAAGGAGTTTCAAACTTTATCATGTTATCATAGGCTGTAAATTTAGTTGTATAGTCAGTTTTTTCAATATCATCTATATTGAATATACCCATTAATATATATTCTATTGTAGAGCCTATTTTTAATCCTATTTCAACTTTAATTTGGCTTGTACTATAAATAATATCTCCTCTATTTAGTAAAGTTAAGTCTAAGCTTTGAGATATTGTATCACCTATACTAAAACCTTCTTGTGGTTGAGTATGCTCTAGAGTTAAATTAACTAACTCATCATTATTATAAATATTATTTCCTATTGTAATTTTACATTCAAATTCTCTGGAAGGCTTATTAATTTCTAACTTATAATTTGCTGTTGTATTTTGCATTTTACCCTCCTTATTTTTTATTAATCATTTATCATAAAATCTATTGTCATAAGTTCAGATGGAGAAATATTATAATCAGAATTTAATAAATCATCTAACTGGATCATGTGTATATCTATTTCATTTTCTATAGATAACAACTCTTTTATATCTCTATTATAATCTTCAATGTGTTCTTCTTTTAAAGGTATAATACCATTTTCATTAACATTTAATTTTCCTTTTTCATCTCTTTCACCATACTTATTAATTAACTTAGCCTTTTCCTTATTGTAAGCTTCAAGCTCTACATTTATTTTATTAATATTCTTTGTAATTGCATAAGCTACTTTAACTGGTAATTTAGCATTACTTAATCCTCCTAATGTATTAATTGTGTTTACTATTCTTTCATTGCTTAAAGTTAATTTCATAATTATTTTCCTGCCTTTCTTATATTTGTTGCTTCTTCTGTAGATTCAGACTTTAATAATTCATCTTCCAATTTATAAACTTGTTCCTCAAATGATGTGATATCAGCTCTAACCTCAACTTTATTAGAATTATACAATTCTTGATTGGTTATAGTTTTATTTACATTTGCACCTGCTCCACCATCACTACTTATAGTTGCACTCATCCATGCAACTTGTACTCCATTAACTAAACTTGCCCCACTTAAAGTTATATTTTTATCTACTTTTAACATTATTAATCATCCTTTCTATTTCTCTATAAAATTCATTTTTAAGCCACTCCACTTAACTTGTTTAGTTTTTGTATCATAAACATATGCAGGAGCTGTTCTATCTCCTACATACATTGTTTTAGTTACTGTTCCTTGTTGAGGATCTGGAAAAGTAACTGTAAAAAAAACACTACTTACTGCTGCAAGTAATGTTGATATTTCTCTTTGTGTTAATGGTGACCATTCTAAAGCTATTTTTCTTTTAACTCCTATTCTATCTCTAATCATTTCACCATTTGCATTACGATTTGATTCTCCATCTAAATCACTAATTGTAACTTCAAATGATTTAGGAGTAGCAATCGCTACTCCATTAATACTAAGCATATTACCACTCCTTATTTATACTGGAATTAATGTAATTCCACCTTGTCTTTGCATTTTTCTTAATTGGTTTAAAGCAACTTTTCCTATTATGGACCCATCAATCTGTAATATTAAATCACCGCTACCAAAACCATCATTTACACTTCCTGAACTAAATTGCATTGCTTGTACAAGTGCTGAATCAACTATACTTTTTAAAGTACCCATCCATTCTGTATTATTTTCTAATGGTACCAGAGCTTCCTTCCCAGCTTCTCCAAAAACTCCTAATGTTGCTCTATCAACAACTCCACCTCTTGCAAAATAATGCACTCCAACTTTAGGAACTTGCTTAGTTTCTGCATTAAATTCTCCTGTCATATAAAAATGTGGTACTTTCACTTTTAAAGTAGCATTAAAGTTATTGAATAAGCTTTTAATGTTTTGAAGCTGATTGCTTACATTTCTATATACATTATTCATTGCATTTATTGAATTGTTTCTCATGCTATTAAAATAGTTTTGAGATTGTGCATTCATTGTTTGATATTGCTTCAATATTGTAGAAACTAAATTATTATTTATGTTAATCATTTTTGTTGAGTGTGATTGGAAGTTAGAACTAATATTATTAAGCATATTAGTTACAGTTTGCAGTATATTAGTAAATGAGTTGCTAATATTACTCTTAATACTTGATGTAGTATTATTTACTGTACTTTGTATCTGATTTATAGTTTTAGTTATACTTGTACTTGCTTTTGTAAATTCAAATGATATTTTGTCTCCTACTCCATCAAATGAAGTCTTTAATTTATTTGATAAAGATTTAGAATCTTTAGTAAATGCTTCTATATTCTTTTTAGCATCTTTTAAGCTTGAATTTACTTTAGTCATAGACTCATCAACTGTAACACTTAAATTCTCGTAGGCTTCTTCTTGTGCAGCTACATTTTCACTATTTACATTTTTAATAGCTTCTGTTGCTTCTGATGCAGTTGTTACTTGAGAATCATAACTACTCTTAGTTATTTCTTCTATATGTTTTCTATCTGCTTCTATAGCATCTCTTAACTCTTGCTCATAAGCTTTACCTTGTCCAGTTGTATTTCCATGAGTATCAAGCAAATTATCCAACGCTTCTTGCTTTGCTGTTATTGACTCTTGATACTTAGCAACCTCTTGATCTATACTAGATTGAAAATCAGAATTTGCTTTGTCAATCATAGCTTTCTTTTCTTGATATGATACACTTTCATTATTCTGTATAGTTTCTAAATAAGCTGCATGTCTTGCAACTCTTTCATCATAAGTTAATCCTTCATAATTAAGCATATCATCATTAATACCTTGAATGATTCCATATCTTTTCATGAACTCATTCTTTTCTGCTTCTGTTAAATCAGCATACATAACTTTAATTTCTTCATTATAAGTAGCTTGATTTTGACTCATTTCTGATAATCTTTTAGTATCATTGTTTACTATAGCATCTAAATATTCTTGTGCAGTTTTAGATAACATATTGAATTTTTCAGTTGCAGTTTTTGTCGCTTCATCAACTTCCTCTGCTAATCTAGTTGCATTAAAATGTATACTATCTAAATACTTATTAACATTAGATGTAGCAGTTCCAAACGCATCATCTGTAGTTTTAGCTGCGTCTTCTGCAGTATATCCTATTGATTCAATATTTTCGTTAACTTCTGGTTCGGAATCCCATCCAAAGAATGATTTAATTTTATCCCACAACCAACCTACCTTTTCACCTATCCAACCTAACACTGAACTTAAAGCATTTGAGATATTAGCCCACCAACCAAATTTATCTCCAATCTTCTTAACTGCTGTAACTAATAAAATAATTCCACTAATTATAGCTATAATCGGACATGAATTTAAGGCTACATTTAATAATACTTGTGCAGCTGCAGCTGCTTTTGTTGCTACTACTGATGCTATTAAAGAAGCATTAACAGATGCATAAGCTACTTTTTGCGCTATTATTTTAGCTGTATTTTTTACCCATTCAACAGAAGATATTACTAATTGTTTAACTTGATTTTTTAATGCTGCTATATTTAATTTTATGGCTT